TACCGCGCCCTGGCGTTGAGTAGCTGACAGTGCTAAGCTGACGGCTCATCTTGCACTCATCGTTGTTGCTTGCTCTTGGGCCCGCCGGTTGACACCAGCGGGCCCTTCCTTATGTGATGTGACGTGGTCGCGAATGACCACCGTGTATCTACGCACAGACTTGACCGCCCTCTTGTAGGGCGGTTATTTTGTGTGCTATCAATTGCATTGGTTTGAGAGAGCGCCATCGGCAAGACCTCCACTCGGGGTGACCGACAGAGCCCATCGAACCCGCAGCCCCAGGGCTCGTAAAACTCTCCTGGCCTCGCATGCACCGGCAGCACGGTTGCACCCTCGTTCACGCAAGGGCGCGACGCCATGGCTACAACAAATTTTCCCGTCAATGATGCATTGGCGGTCAAACTGTGGAGCAAAACCCTCGATCACGAGGCGCTCAAATACACCGACATCGCAGTGTTAATCGGCGACGATCCCAACAGCATCATCCATCGCAAAACGGAAACCTCGAAGGGCGCGGGTGACAAGGTCACCTACGGGCTGCGCATGCAGCTGTCCGGTCCTGGTTTTACCGAGAACCAGCTGGCTGAAGGGAATGGCGAGAGCCTGTCGATCTACTCCGACTCGCTGGTCATCAACGAACTTGGTCATGTTGTTGGAGTTAAGAGCAACAACACGATTGACGCGCAGAGGGTTCCGTTCGATCTCCGGCTGGAGGCGCGCGACGGTCTGTCGGATTGGTACGCCAAGCGGTTCTCGACGGCATTCTTCAATCAGGTCTGTGGCTATCAGGCGCAGCAGGACGTGCGGTTCACGGGGCTGCAGCAAGCGACGGCACCGACCACGGCGCGGCAGATCTGGCAATCATCCAAGGGTGACGATGCAGCGCTGACCACCACTGATACCTTCACCATCAACCTCCTCGACAAGGCGAAGGAGCGGGCGATCACGGCAACGCCCAAGATTCGTCCGGTGCGGATTTCCGGCAAGGGCGGTGGCGACGAGCGGCGTGACTACAACGCCACGCTGACCGACAAATACGTGCAGTATTTGCATCCGTATCAAGTCACCGACATGCGTACCGCGACCAGCACCGGTCAGTGGCTCGATATCGTCAAGGCGGCCTACATCGGCCTTGAGGAAACCGGCAATCCGATCTTCAGCGGTGCGATTGGCGAATACAACGCGGTCATCTTGCGTCAGGCTTACGACCTCACCAACGGCATCGGCAATGGCACCGGCGCTGGTGTGGCTGCGCAAAACGGGCTGCCGCAGGGCAACGTCTACCGCTCGGTGCTGCTCGGCGGGCAGGCCTGCATGATGGCGTGGGGGCAGAAGGACTCGCCGAACCGCTATCGCTGGAACGAGGAACTGTTCGATCACAAGCGGCGGCTTGAGGTCAGCGCCTGGACGATCCACGGCATCAAGAAAACCGTGTTCAACAATCAGGACTACGGCGTGATCGTCGTGTCCACCTACGCCGCGCAGCACAACTAGGAGGCATCGATGGCGATCACCCAGGGTGGCTCTGGCGTTCCCGGCAACGTCGCCCGTCAGTTCAACTGGCAGATGGATCACTACGCGGTGCGTGGTGGACCGAACGATCCGGTGGCGCAGACGGCAGCGTCGAGCCCGGTCAACAGCGCGTATCCGGCGACGGGCGGCTCGCTGTCCTACACCAGCGCGTTCACCTATCCGCCGGTTCCCGGTGTGACACCGGCAACGCCGCGCAACATGGTGCTCTACGCCAACGGCAGCGTGACCAGCGGCTTGATGACCGGCAATACGGCGAGCAGCGGCTTGCTGCTCCTGACCATCCCCAAGGGATCGTGGATCCAGAATGTTGAACTCTACACCTACACGACCTTGGCCGGTTCAGCGAGCTTGGGCGTGTTCTATGTTCCGGCCTCGCTCGATCTCGTCTATCCGGCGGGCAATACGGCGGCGAATGCGCTGAGCGGGCCGATGTATCTGCTGGCGGCGCAGGCCGCTCCGGCGCAGGGCGTGCTGTATTCGCTCAAGACGGCGACCGGTATATCGACAGCCTTCGGCACATTGCCGTCCGCGCCGCAGCTGCCACTGGGGCCGGGCACGGCGCAGAACGTCTCCGGCACGGCAGCGGTCAATCAAGGCCAGCTCGCCAGTTGCGACGACATCAACATCTATGTTGCGGCCTACGGCACGGGTGCTCCGACCGCAGGCTGTTTCAGTGTGATGATCAATTTCACGGGTATCGAGGGCTGAGCGTACCACTCCCTACGCTTGGACCTGAACCCTGGGCGGCGGTTACGCACGAGGCCGCCGCCCAGTTTCTTAATGGAGGCAAGAGATGAAACGGATCTTGCTTGGAGCGCTCGCCGTCGCGGCTATCGTCACGGCGGCCTATGCATTGCAGCCGACACCGACGCCACCGATTGCACCGGAAACCGGCGAGGAGAGCGGCGCGGCGGCATCCGTCGTTAATGTGGCGCGGCTCAAGCTCGGCCAGGGTGCGCTCAGCTTGACGGTTGCCTCGTCAGCGGCATCGGGTACGCTCAACAATGCAAGCGGGGTGATCACACTTGCCAGCGCCACGGCTGGTGCCTCTGGCGCGACACCGACGACGGTGACCCTGACCAATTCCAAGGCGCAGGCGGGCGATCTGATCTTCTGCGACGTTGATCAGACCGGCGCTCCGGCCGCGGCTGTCGTGTTGTGCAATTCGCACATCCAGGCTGTGGGTGGTGGGGCTGGTGGCGGGCAGATCGTGTTCACCATCCAGAGCGCAACGCCGACCGCGCTGACGGCGACAACGATCACGCTGTACTATCTCGTCGTCACCAAGGGTAACCCGAACTGAGGGTCTGCCGTGACATGGCCCTCAAGCTATTCTCCCGGCTCGCTCGGGTACATGCTGGACCGCATCGACGATGAGTTGATGAAGAACGGCACGTTGAACTCGCAGATCCAGCTAGCGGTCAGCGACGCCATTGCGATCTACCAGAAACAGCGGTTTCGGTTTAACGAGACGCAGAGCTGTTATTTCATGACCAACGTGGGGCAGCAGACCTATAATGCGGCCAACACGACGTTTACCGATCCGTCGTTTCCCAACATTACGATGTCGCCGCAGACGTTCTATTCCATCGAGAAATTGCTGATCACCATCCCGCCCGCTGTGTTCGAGATGCAGCGGATCCAGCCTGCAGAACTGTTGATCCTGACGCAGACCGGGACGCAGATGGGGCAGCCGTATCACTGGAGCTACGACAACGAGACGATCAGCCTGTATCCGGTGCCGTCGTCGGGCGGGCCCGGGCAGATCCAGTCGTTCGTGTTCACGCAGGGCAACTCCTATGCCCCGGGCGTCTACACCAACACCGGGCTGAGCGGTGGCAGCGGCACCGGGGCGACCGCCAATCTCAACGTGGTGGCGGGCTCGGTGATTGCCGTGCAGATCGTCAATCCCGGGCTGCGCTATCAGGTTGGGGACATTCTCAGCTGCACCACCATCGGTCCCGGATCCGGGTTTGCATTGCAGGTGGTGAGCACGTTTACCGGTCCTACGGGGCCGTACAAGATGACCCTGCTCGGGCATTTTGCCTATCCGTCGCCGGATTTCACGACACCCACGGGTCTGGCGGATACGAGCAATCGCTGGATGCTCGACGGTGAGCGGCTGATCCGCTCGCGTGCCAAATACAACATCGCCCAGCATGTCAGCCGCAACCCGTCGATGGCGGCGGCGATGTCGCCGTCCGAACCGGGGCAGGGACAGGCCCCGGGCGCGACCTACGAGGCGTATCGGGAGCTACGAGTCGAGAACACGCGGATCACCCAGCGCGGCGTTGTGAGGCCGATGTATTTCTGAGGAGACGACCATGGCCATGGAAGAGGGCCCCCTCCTCAAGTTTGAAACCTGGGCACCAGATCTCAGCGCCATCGACACCAACGTCACCATTATCCTCTCGAATGTGCTGGCGCGCGGTGATGGCTATGGTCCGGTGCCGTCCTGGCAACAGCTGACGCAGAGCCTGCCCGCAGCCTGCAGCGGCGCGATCTTCGCCCGCGATCCGGTGGATTCGTCTCTCGTCTACATTTTCGCGGCGACGGATACTGATCTGTGGCTGCTCAACAACAGCACGTTCCAATGGCAGTGCGTGTCCAAGCAGGCGACGATTGGTGCATCGCTTGCGGCGAGCGGTTACGGCATCATCACGCCGCAGACCTATGTTGTTGGAGCGGGGGCGACCGGAGGCGTGACCGGCGGCAGCGGCTATACGCCTGGGACCTATACGCTGGGGTTGATCGGTTCGAGCAAGGGCGGCGGCGGTGCGGTTGCGGCTATTCGTGTTGCGGTTGGCGGTGCGGTCGATCAGGTCGTGATCTCCCCCGGATTTGGTGGATCCGGTTATGTCACGGGGGATCAGCTGACGGTACCGACCGGTGCGATGGGGCTGGGCGGCACTGGATTTCTGTTCGCGCCCAGTACCGCGACGAATACGACCTCGGGCGGCTTGATCAACGGCGGCACGCCAGCGGCTCCGGGAACGGTTGCGCAGAATGTCTATTCCGCACCGGTTTCGACCGACAACTGGCAGATGGTTCAGTACAACAATCGGATCATTGCGGTTCAGGGCAATAGCCCGCCGCAGCAGTACATCCTGCATCAGTCGAGCACGTATTTCACCGATCTTCCCGGCAATCCGGCGGGCCCGGCGAATCTTGGCGGCAATGCCAGTCATGTTGCGGTGATCAACCAGTTCGTGGTGCTGACCGGCATTCAGGGATTCCCGTTCCGGGTCGGCTGGTGCGACTACGCACTGCCGGAGAACTGGATTCCGGCCTTGGGGTTGGCCAATTTCCAGGACATGCCGGATGGCGGGGTGGTGCACGACATTCGCGGCTCAGATCAGTACGGGGTGATCTTCCAGGACTCCTCGATCCGCATGATGAGTTTGGCGTTCGGCGCGGTGCTGGTGTTCAACATCCTGCGCGTTGCCAGCCTGGATGGCATTTTCGGTCAGTACTCGTCGGTGACGGCGGGCGACAAGATCTTCTTCTGCTCACCGCAAGGTCTGAAGAAGATCGAGCAGGGCGGGGCAATCACCGGCATTGGCAAGGAGCGCGTGGATCGCACGTTTTTCAACGATGTGGATCGCGACAATCTGCAGCTGTTCATCGCCACGACCGATCCGGCGAGCACGCGCGTCTACTGGATGTACAAGTCACAAACCGGCGCCGCCAATCTTGCCGACAAGGTGCTGATCTACGACTGGGCGCTGGATCGCTGGACGCTGCTGATCAATCAAGCGCTTGAGTACATGTTCTACATGACCAAGCCTGGGCTGACGGTGGACAATGGCGCGCTGGATTCGATTGCCATGCCGCAGATTTCCATCACCAGCGCGGCGCAGACGCCGACCGGCAGCGGTGTGCGTCTGACCTTGTCGTCATTGAGCGTTGGCACCAATACGGCACCGGTCGGACAGCTGCCGAACAACTACAATCTCGGGACGGTGGGAGCGCAGATCCAGAATACGATTGAGATCTGGAACACACCGGGTCCATCACCGGGACCGGCGGATCCGCTCTATCCGCTGACGGTATCGCCGTATAACGGCAATTTCTTCATTCAGATCGTCAGCAATTCTCCGGCGCAGGTGGATCTCTATACGGTTCCGCCCAATTCGGTGACCGGGGCGACCGGCACGCGGCTGCCGTGGGTGACTGGCTATGCCGGAACGACGACGGCGAAGATCGGCGGTTCCCTCGATCAGCTGACGCAGCCGCTCGACAGCTATCAGGTTGGACCGATTGCGCAGCTGGCGGCATTCGTCGGTGGGGGAGGGCCGCCTCCGACCACGCATATGCTGGGTCTGTTCACCGGGGATAACCTGGAGGCGATCATCGAGACACCGGACCAGGATCTCGGCAATCGGGTCGCTATCGAGTGGCTGCGGCCATTGACGGATGCCTCAGCCTGCTATGGGCGGGTTGGGGCGCGCGACACGGCACAGAAGGCGGTGACCTACGTTCCCGACGTATCGCAGCCGGATGTGCCGATCACCTTGCAGGGGCTGTTCCCGATCCGGCTGGAGACGCGCTACGCCCGCGCGCACCTGCGCATCCCGGCGGCGACCAAGTGGACCTACGCCTCGGGCATGAAGGCACCTGATGTGCAGCCGGGCCAGGGAGATCGCTGATGCCCGACGATCTCACTCCTCCCAATCAAGGCGTGCTGGCGCAGATCCGCGATGCCCTGACGCGCGGGCTGGCGGCGGATCCGACCCTGGGGCAGACGGCCCCCGGCCTGGGCCAGTACATGGGGCACATTGCCCAGGGGATTGGTCAGACCGTCGCCTATCCAGGTGAGGTTTATCAGCAGGGCACGCAGGGTCAGACACCGACGCCCGAACAGATGATTCCCTGGTCGGCCAGTACGGCGCTCAGTCTGGCGGGCAGCAACATGCCGTTTGCGGAGCCGGGAGGGGCCGGGATATTCGGCGGACGGCTGGCGCTCACGGCCGACAAGGCTATGCTCAAGCGCGCCATGGAGATGGAGCAGGGCGGGGCCGCGCCGGAGGATGTCTGGAGTCAGACCGGCTGGTTCCAGGGCCCGGACAAGGGCTGGCGGTTCGAGATCCCCGACAAGGGGACCAAGCTGATGCAGATCCCGAAATCGCGATTTGGCACGCGGGTCGCGCCGCTGGGGGTGGTGCTGCAGCATCCGGGCGGGCTGTTCGAGGCCTACCCGCAGCTGACGGATATGCCGACGATCTACAATGCGCCGTTGGGTCGGGACACCCTGGCGGCCTATTCACCGACCGGCATCGCAGCCGCGGGAACGGCAGGCAAGCCGACGATGGTGCTCAACACCAAGCCAACGGCATCGACGGCTCTGCATGAAATCCAACATGCAGTTCAAGATATTGAAGGATTTCCCGGTGGTGGCGGCACCTCGGTGAAACTGCTGCAGCCCGACATGCCAGCCTGGGACATCTATCAGAAGAACCTCGCCGACCTCACTCGCGAGCACGGCATTCCGTCGCGCGAGGAGTTTTCCAAGCAACTCGGGCTGCCAGGGTTGATGGGTGAAGACACCTACAACACAGCTGTGACCGGAATGAACCGGAAGATCGATGCCATCGCCCGGCAGCAGGCGATGTACGACTACTACAAGCGGCTGTCGGGCGAGGTCGAGGCGCGCAACGTCCAGGCGCGGCTGCCGATGGGCCCGGCGCTGCGCAAGAAGGTTTATCCCTGGGTGTCGCAAGACGTGCCGACCGAGGAGCAGTTCGTGCGCCAGCGCGAGCGGGCCAAGCCGCCGGAGGAAGGTCAGGGCGGGGCGCGCATGGGCCTGTTGGGCGTGCAGGTGGGGCAGGCGATGGATCCGAACGCACCGCCGATCCCGACACCGTCCGTCCCCTGGTGGGTGAAATTCGTCAGCGATTCGGAGCCGCAGACGACCTACTCAACGCCGTTGCCGGTCGGCATTCGAGGCTAACATGGCCGACGACCAGGACACCTATCCGAACGTGTTTGGGCCGATGTCGCCGCTGATCAACGAGGCGTTTGCGCGCAAGCTCGCGGGCGCGGATCTGCCGGTAGCGATCCCGAGTCCAGCTGTTGCCCAGGCGACGCCACCGGAGCCGATCCACCATACCACCATGCAGGCGGTGCAGGATGCGCT